TTCCTCGGATATAGGCAACACAAAAAGCCGAAAGAAGCGCCCGCCGCTTCCTCTCCAGCACCCGCCGACGATAGCCCGTATGAATTCATACGAACAAAGATCGCGGGCGTTACATTCAAAGACGGACGGAAAAGCCGTCAAACGATCCTGCGCCGCCTGTATTGGAAGGACGAACCCTTCGACAAGAACGCCGCCGAAGTCACGCTTGAACGCGGCGAATACGAAGGAAAGCCCGCTTTCGCTGTAATGCTCAACGGCGAAAAAGCCGGATACGTACCCGCCGAACACGCGCAATTTGTCGAAGATAACTTCGATCGTTGCGACGGCGTAACGAATATCGAAGCATACCACGGAAAAGATGATATTTACGGCGCGGAAATCATCATTCGTTTTCGCAAAATCTGAACCAAATAAAAAAATCCCCCGTGAAGGCTCGAAAGCCCGCACGGGGGATTATGTTTTGTGTCAATTAAGCCGCTACGCGCGAAGGGGGAAAGACGCGCGGCGGTTCTTTATTCGCCTTCGGTCTGTCCCTCTTCAATAACGCCGAAATATGCAGGAAGATCAAAGACGGCGGCTTCAATAAGTTTGTCCAAGCTGTCCGCGTCAATCTTGAAGCCCTTTTCGGTCAAAAAGTCGATAACATACGCTTTCTTTTCCGCGCCCCTGCCGCTTCCGGTGTAAATCTGTTCGGCGGCTTCGACGGCAACCGTTACCCACATTTCGATCTGCTCGAACTGTGCGGCGGAAGTCTTGCTTCTGATCCAAGGGATCACGACGGCGGAAATAATAGCCGCAATCAGCATGATAACGGCTTCAATAATCACGTTAAGATCAATAGTCATTGTTTGTATCCTCGCTTTCTGTTACTTCGATTTGTTCTTTTTTCTTGATACGTCCGACGATCACTTCGGCAATTCTCTTCGCCATCATTACGCCGCATTCAATCACGACGGCGCGGAAATACCATTCGATCAATACCGTTTGTTCCGTCCGCGTGACAAGGAACGAAACATACTGCGCGGCAATGAAGATCAACGTTGTAATTCCGATCGCTACAATGAACCGCGTTGCGAAGCGTTCGTCAACAAGGAAGCCGCGTTTCTTCGCGTGCTTCGGTTTATATCTGCGTTTTGCCATTTTGTCCCCCTTCCTTTAACGCGCGGGCGCGTTGCGTAACACGTTTCGCGCGTTAGAATTGCGTTATACCAGCGTTAGATCGTCGGTGTTTACTGCCGCGACGACAACGCCGCCGTAAGCGATAACGGCGCGCTTGCCGTTGATCTCCTTTACGATGTGATCGCGCTTGTAGACGAAGGAAGCAAGCCGCCCGCCTGTATAGGTTTTTGCGCCTTCCTTCACGCGTACTTTGCTTCCGGCTTTGATTTCCTCCGCGCCGTCAAGGTCTGCCGCGTCCACCCAGCCGTACACGTTCGATCCGCCGCCCTTGACGGCGACAACGTGGTATTTGTGTTTGCCTTTGCTGTAAATGCTTGTGATCTTCGCTTTGCCGGAACGACAAGGCTTTCCGCTCGAAGCATTCGCGTTCGTGTAATGCGTGTTGCCCTTGAAGTCCACAATATCGCCGATCTTGAACCCCTGCGCCGTAGTGCTGGGCTTTTCTGCCGGAACGGTCGTATCCGTTGCCGCCCCTACATAGTCGATGTACGGTAATTTGCCGTGTTTCTTCCATGTGCGGGCATTGTATCCGGTTTTGCTTCCGATGTTTGCGACGGCTGTAATCTGAACGTCGTTATCCCAGCGCGGCGTGCATTCTACGCCCAGCCCGTCGCCGATATATACGCCGATATGCCCTTCGCACCACAACGCTTCGCCGACTTCGATTTTTGAAAAATCGGTCGTAACGCCGGAACAAACTTTAATCATCTGATCCGCGCCAATGTCCGGAACGCCGTTCACGGCATATCCTGCGCCGCCGTAACGTTTGGAAGCGTCGCCGCTCCAGCCCCACAAAACGCCCTTGATTAAGCAAACGCAATCAAAGCCGAATGTATCGGCGCTTGCGGCTTTAATCATTGCGGTTCGCGTTGCGTCCTTGTTGTACTTGTGGTTTGTGGTGTATCGCTGTTTGTTCTCCGCGTTCATGGGCGCGCCGAAGCACCCCATAACGTAAAGCGTCTTGTAATTCTTCGCAATGTCGATCAGCTTTTCGACGAATGCGGCGCTTTTCATCTTGCCCACTTTGTTTTCCTCCTTCTTTTCGGTGTCGCCCGCTCCGGCGTATTTATCAAAATACTTTTGTCCGTAGCTTGCGCGGCGTTCCTGCGCGGCGGCGCTCATATCCGCCGGACGCTCGAATTTCAGAAGCACGCTATCAGAAGCGGCGCGAACGGTCGTTGCGGTTTTAAGCGTGTTCAACACGGTTTTGTATCCGGTCGAAAGCTCCTTGAAGCAGAATTTCAACTGCATTTCAAGATCGCCGATCGACGCACCTTCGGAACGGGCGAAAGCAAGCAACGCTTCCTTTCTGCTCCAATACGTCCATTGTGCCAGCCCGTAGCCCGCGCAATCGCGCACGAAGTTTCCGTATGTTCCGTTGTCAACTGCCGCCGTGTAGCTGTCGTTCGTGTGTCCCAGCTTCTTTTCGTAGCTGTTTTGAAGGTTCTTCGGATTAAGCGCGCTTTCGGCGTAAAGATTGCCCATCAATCCCGCCGCGCCCGCCTCGGTCAATCCCTGCGCGATACAAAAATTCCATATTCGCGCTTCGTCGGTGTTGCCTTTAAGTGCCATTTGTACCTCCTTCGGATAAAAAGAAAACGGCGGGGAAGCCCCCGCCGCTGTCCGGTTACTCTGTTTGATCCATTCGCTGTTCGATATGGTCAAGTCGTTTGTGCGCCTGTTTTGCAGACGCTTCAACGGAAACAAGCCTTCCGACGAAATCGGTATTCGTCTTTCGCTGTTCCCTCTGTTCTGCCTTTACGTCGTCAATGCCGCCTTTGATGTAGCCCAATTCCGTAAGAATTGTTGCGTCGCTCTTTGCTTCTTTGGCTTTGTCGCTGTCCCTGTTGCGGACAAAAGCGACGTACCCGAATACAATAGCGCATACGGTACTAACAACGGAAAGAACGGTCATCATAGTTTCACCCATGTGTTATTCCTCCCCGCTGTTTACTTTCTCCCATTGCCACATACCCGCCGTGTCGGGCGGATATACGCAATTAGGCATATCAGCCGTTGCAAGGTAAACTTCGCCTTTGTAGCTGTAATATTTACCCGCTTCAACGTTGACAACAATTCCCGCCGTTTCCGGATACGGGATCGGATCGTCAATCGTGCCGCTTGCGCTGATCTCGATATGGCGATAATATGCGAAGGTCGTTTCGACGGGATACGCGGCAACGTTTGAAGTGTGCGGCGCGATAACTTCGTAATAGTAATCGCCGTATTTGAAGATTTCGCCGATCGTGTTGTATGCGTGCTTGTCCTTGAATTCGTCGTATGCGATAAGCTCCGCCGATTGAAGGATCATTTCGTCGGTAATGACGTTCGTATTCGCCGCCCGATCCTGCACGATCTGCGCTTTGAAGGAAAGGGAAAGCAAGGCGGCGTTGTTTGCTTCCGCCGCCTTTACTGCTTCAACCTCTTTTTTGAGCGCGGCGTTACCGCCGCCGTTTTTGTTATGCGTTACACTCATTCAAAGTTACCCCCGATCCCCGATACCCAGCAATTTGTCAGCGCTGTTCCGCGCTTTACTGTTACACGGATATTCAAGCCGTATTGTGCCGCCGTGTTCATCGTATTTTCAAATACGTGGGCGTGTCCGGCAATAACGGCGTTCGTGCAATCTTCCCAAACAGGGGAAGTGTCGAACGGATTGTTTGTTGCTTCAACCTTGAATTCGCCGCCCGCCGGAATATCGCGCGTTACCGTGATATTACAGCGTGTCGGCTGGCTCTCCGCTTCCAGCGGTTCGGTCAGCGTGATAACGAAGCCGTCAATCGCCTTCGTAAAGGTCAATGTGCGGACGGCGCTATTTCCTGCGCTGTCGGTCGCCGTGATCGTGATTGTGTGGATCGCGTTTGAAAGCGCCGTGAAGCTGTCGTCGATAACGGAAAGCGTCTGCGTTTCGCCCAGCTTGACGTTATTCTTCGTCGCATGAACTGCGCCGTCGATCTTTTCAACGACGTTCACAACGTCCGCGTCGGGATCGGTTACGCTGTATTCGTAGGCGAAGCCCTCGCGCTTCACGCCAAGATCGGCGTTTGCGCCGCTGATAACGGGCGGCTGATTGTGAATTACGGCAATATCGCCGCTTGTGGTGTATGCGGAATAATTGCCGTAGCTGTCTTTTGCGCGGACGCGGTATTTCAGCGTGTTCCACGCGGTCGAAACTGCTTCCGTGAAAGTCTGCGCGGCGGAACTCTGAACTTCCGTCCACGCTCCGCTGTTATAGGAACGTTCAAAGCAGTATGTCAGCGCGTCGCCGTCCGGATCGGTCGCCGCCGCGCAAGATACTTCGATATTCTGCCCGCTGTATGCCGTCGCGGGCGCTGTGATACCGGAAGGCGCGGAAGGCGCGCTATTGTAGATAATTTCGTAATTACCATCTGCGTTTGTGGTATCAGATACCAAGATTGAAGATGATAGATTACAAAGCGGGCGAACGCCGATGTTGCCGCCGTACGCGTTGCTGTAGCTCAGCGTGCCGTCCGTGTCGACAAGGCGGACGTAGCGGGCGCTCGACGAATTAGGCGTGCGAAGCCACCAATACCAGCCCTTTGAAGTCGCGTAACTGCTGTTTGTGTATCCGTCGCTATTGCTGTAACATTCAGCCGAAGGATACGCGACGCGGGAAGCGTCGTTGCTGAACAAGGCAAGAAGCGAACCTTCGGCGATACTGTTTTCGTTTGCAAGTCCCACTTCGGTGGTAGACGCAAGGAACATTTTTGAAGTTACGGTTTCGTAACTGCCGCCGTCGGTTACGGTGTTTTTTGCTACGGTCTGCGTAGTGTCCAAAAGCTCCGCAACGAACTTCGGTTCAAGCATAGCAAGAAAGCCCGCCCAAGACGTGTACGCGTTATATGTAACGTGTGTCGTTTTCGTGGTCGGCGCTTGATCGGCGCTATGCTGTGCGCTGTACCATGCGCCCGCCGCCGCGTTGCTGTTCAGCCATTGCAGAAGGTTGGAATGCAAATATCGGTTGTTGCCGTAGCTCTTGCGGTCGCTGTTGCTGTTGTTCGGTTCTTTCGCGTCGAACGCCATAATCTGAATGATCTTTTCAGTTATCAGCGTAACCGAATTTGCAGGGTAGCCGCTGTGGTTCTTGTCCGCGATCTTGAAAACCAGCTTTGCGCCGAAGCGGGATTGATACGCCGAAAGAACCGGAACTTCAATCTTCGCACCGACTGCCAATTTGCTTATTGATTGCGACATGGTTTTTCCTCCTTTGGTTTGAATAAGCTGTTGTAATAATGATCCGTGCGCCGGATCAAGTGATAGCAATTACCCTTTGAAGCGTGTCCCCTCCAGCTTTGATAGGATTGTTCGATCGTTTTGTCGTCAATCCGTCCCGCCGCTCGAAGGCTGGCAAATTTCTTCAACTTCCGCTTCATGTTGTTTTTGCTCCGGCGGCGCACCTTGCGGATCACCGCGCCGCTTTCCGTCAAATACGTATGAAAGCCCAAGAAATCAACGCCGTTCTTCAACGGGTAAATGTTGGTTTTCGCATTCAGCGAAAGCCCGCGATCTTCGACGAACGCTTCAATCTCCTTCAAACAATGCTGTAAATACTCTTTGTCTTTATGGATCAAGAAGAAGTCGTCCATATATCGCCCGTAAAATTTGATACCCAGCTTTTCTTTTACGAAGTGATCCAGCCCGTCAAGGTAGAGAAGGGCGAAAAGCTGTGAAGTCTGATTGCCGATCGGTATTCCGACGTTTCCTTCTGTGCTGTCGATAATAAGATCGACAAGCCACAAAACGTCCGGATCGGAAATCTTCTTGCGGATTAAGGTTTTCAAAACGTCATGCCGGATCGAATAGAAATACTTTGAAATATCGCATTTCAAAATCCAGCCGTCAACGCCGTTTTGTCGGTAAAACCTCCGCATGAATTCTTGAAGCCTGTCCAGCCCGTAGTGCGTGCCTTTGCCCACTTGCGAAGCGTAATTGTCCCGAATGAACGATCGCGTCAAAATTGGTTCAAGCACATTATCGCAAAGCGAATGTTGAACAACCTTGTCTTTGTAGCTGTTCGACATAACGACGCGTTTCTTCGGTTCGTATACCTCGAACGTGTTATACGGTGACATTGTATAGCGCTTCGTCTTTAACTGCGCGCTCAATAGGTTTATTGCTTCAAGAAGGTTTACTTCAAACTTTGCCGCCGCTCCTTTCCACCTTTTGCCCCTCCGCGCCTTTCGGTAGGCATAATATAGGCTTTCAAAGCTGTATATCTTTTCAAACTCTGTCATAATAAAAATTTCCTCGCTGTGTGTAACCTTTGCCAGCCGCTTTCGCGTCATGCTCCGGTATCGGCGATCCTGTATTTGTCCCCGCCGTGGATAGCGGCGACGGGATACACCTTCCTTTGATGATGGTATTCTGCTTTCGGCTTGCGCCTACTCGTTCGCGTGTTCCATCGAAGCGGGCGAACGCCGTTGTTGCCGTTGTACGCGTTGTTGTTGTTCAGCGTGCCGTCCGTGTTGACATTGCGGACGTTGCGGGCGTTCGACGAATTAGGCGTTGCAAGATGTACCCCGAAACGATTTTCAAGCCCTCGTTTTATCCCGCTTCTTCCACGCGGTTATCATGTACTTTACTTCAAGCGCCATTTTGCTCCAATATTCGGAACTGCTCATTGAAATAAAGCCCATTTCTTGCGAAAGCTCTATGAAAAATAGAAGCTCCTTGCAATAGGTCAGCGCCTTTGCTTGAAGCCTCTGTCGTTCTCTGTATTCCTGCGCGTCCCGAAGGTCTAATTCGTTCGCTTCGATCGCGCATTCGTAAATATCAACCGCTTTATCCTGTATCCTGTTTACAAGGGTAAAACGGTATTTCTTCGGGAAGCGCTCTGTCGAATTCGTTATTGTGAAGGTGTGCTTTACAAGGTCTTTCGCCTTCACAATAACGTTGAATTCCGAAGGTTCTTTCCGTTCCCGCTCCGGTCTTTGCATATATGCACCGTCCTTTCCGCATATCCTCCAGCAAAGCGGTATCGTCGGCGCACCCGTCGAAATCGAAGCCCGCTTCGGTAATGGTCAGCGTTGCCGCGTTTCCCGTTACCGTTGTTCCTGTGATCGTTACCCGCTCCGCGCCACAATCCCCGCAAGGCGGGGAAAGCTCCGCGAAGATATTTCCGATCACGCACGACAATTCCGCCGCCGTGCAAGCGTGCCGCGTTAGCATTCGATCCTCTGCAATGTTTCGTTCCATACGCCCGTAGAAGAAACGCCGGAAAGGTCGTCGAACAGGATCAAGAACGGATTTTCTGTAATGTCATTGAAGATCACGGCTTCGATCAGATCAACGCGCGCGTCAAGCGCGTTTGTAATGTTCATCAGATTAGCCGCCGCGTTTTCGTCCAAAACTTCTTGAAGCCCGTTGAACCAACTGTTGAATTCCGCCGCCGCCTGTGCTTCAAAATCCGCCATGTGTTGCTCGAACGCGTCGTACTGCGTGTTGCCTTGCAGTTTAAGCGAATTCATATACGAAACAAGCGTGTTGTACTCCGCCGCCGAAAGGCTTTGATACTCCGCGAACCATGCTTGAAGCTGTGCGTTAAATGCTTCGGTGTCGATCTGATCGACAACCGCCGCCACAACGCCGCAAACGGTAGTATCAAGGCGAAGATCTGTTATACTGCTTTGTGTGATTGCAGTTACGCCCGCGCCCACGTAAACGTCCGCCAGCGCAAGCTCGTAAATATCCGCGTCCCTCTGCAATGCGGGCGCGGTAGGTGAAGCGCTGTACGCGGACGACTTGACTTCCGCCGAAATAATGCGGTTCGTCAAATCCCAGCGCACAACAATTCGATCAATTCGGTTTAGCTGTCCGTCAGCCGTGCCGATCGTGATTGTTAGATCGCTTGTGTTGTTGTAGAAATAGCCGTTGATCCACGCTTTGCCAGCCTTCAAAAGAAGGTTCATACCGTTATCAACGACAACTTGAAGCCCCGTCGAAGGAACGGGGAAAACGCCATTCCCGATGAACGACGCGAAGTATTCCGCCCAATCCTCCGCCCTGTACGTGCGATCGTGCGAAACGCTATTGAAGAAACTTGATTTTTCCATTCTGTGAAGCCCTCCTTATTTCGTGATCTGTCGAATTTGCGTCAGAAGCGCGGGCAAACTTTCGCCGAAGGTAATATCTATCTCTTCGCCGCTCGTTTCGTAGGTTTCCGCGATCTCTGTAATGCGAACGTCAACGCGGACGTTCCAGCGCTTATTGATACACGTTACGCGGTCGCCTAAATCGTAATCAACGCCGTATTGCAAATTCGCGTTTGTGTTGATTTTTGAACCGAACGCCAGCGTTTCGGCGTACTGTTCCAATTCCTCCGCGCCGCGCGCTTGAAGCAGGGCGATATATTCCGCGTCGGTAAGCGTGATCGTCTGCTGATCCTCGTTTTCGTATTCCTGCACAATGTCCGTTGCATTGATGAATACTTCTTCACGTTCCAGCCCCGCCGCCGCTCCGCCGACTTCCGCCACCTTTCGTGTTTGCCCTTCTTTTTCTTCGCCGCCGACGTATGCCGTTGTTTTAAGGTTTTCAACGCTGTTTGTGTATTCCTGTTCAACGATGTTGTCGAATTCCTGCGAAAAGATACAAGGCGCGTTTCCCGCCGTGTTTCCGGAAGTAAGATCGCGCCCTTTGTATACAGAAAAGGTGTGTTGTCCGGTTCGTGCGTCCGTTACAACGCGAATTCCCAGCTTTGCCGCTTTCGCCGCCGTTTCCGCCGCAAGCTGTGCGTTTATGTACGCTTCGGACGTGTAATCAATCACGCCGCTTCCGGTGTCTGCGTCGTCGGCGGCAATGCTGAAATTCGGGATATTGCGGGAAGCGCCCGCCGCTGTGCAAGTCTGCCGCACGATCGCGTATAGAATGTTTTGCGTTGTGTCCTTTGTAATGATCTGCTTCGTAACGACGCGCTTTCCGATCCACGAAAGAAGGAATTTGCCTTGAACTTCGATTTCCTCCAAGCCCTGCGAATTCTTCGTAATGTGAATGTATTTGATTTCCGCCGCTTCCTTGCCGCCGCGCTTGATGATGATATTATCTTTCTTCAACAATGCGACGTGTTCTTCGGTGAAGGGGACAAGCAATTTGAATTCGCCGCAAGTCCAATAGCGGCGCGTCCAAATAAGCGAAGAAATCTTTTCGACGATCCCTTGAAGCGTCATTTCCCGATTGTATACGTATAATTCCATCACTACACCCCCAAATATAGGTTATTGTGATAGATCGAAACTTCGAGATTTTCCGCGTTTGTGTCCGCCGAATATCTGAAAAGGTTATCGCCCACGGCGATCTGCAAATATGAACTATCAACGTCAAGATAACGGAATGCGTCTGTCGTTATGCCGCCGCGTTTCAGCTTCACGGCTTTTTCGCCGTATCCGGTGGAAACGGTCAGCACGTCGCCCGCTATCATTTCAAGGTTTAATTTTATGAATTCCTGCGTATCGACGTTTAGAAGCGTCGGATTTGTTACTGCGCCCAGCGCGCGGAATTCAATTCGGATACCGCTTTTCACGTCGCCGGAATTGAACACGTTTACGATCAAGGACGGCTGGCGATAGCCGATTTCCCACCCGTCGTAAAGCTCCAGCCCGTCCGGAACAGGGAATTCAAAGCCGCCGATCCATGTTGCAATGTCTGCGCGTGTTTCTGTTTCCTCTCTCCAAAAAGGATTAAGGCAAGTCAAATTCACCGCGAATTGCTCGAAGATCGGCTTTCGTGCGAAGATCGGCGCGTCGTCAATCTTGCACCCGATAACCCGCTTGAAGTCGCCGAATTCATACGTCAACGTGCCTTCGTATTGCGGATTTAATACGCGGTTCAGCCTTCGGCGCAAGGTCTGCGCCGCCTGTCTGTCCCGCTCTTTGATGTAGCCGACAATATCAATATCGCGGCTTTCAATTCTGTAACCCAAGTACGTGTCGCCGTCCTGTCCCATGCTGTTTGTGCTGTAAATAGCGTTTCGCACGTCGGAAAGCCCTTTAACGTCCTTGAAGTTTGTGTGATAAGGGGAACGCGGGGAAAACTCTATGCTTTCCCCGCGTTCGTTTGTGTAGATCAATCTTTCTTTTATGCTCATGCCATAACCTCCCGCGCAATCTGCCGGAACTGTCGCGCCGCCTGTCGCTGTTGCGCGGCGTAGCTCGTTTCGTTCGCGTAGATGTTTTGTACCACTTCAACGGTCGGCGTTGCCCCTCTCGCGGTCTGTCGTCCCTCTCCGGAACGAAATTCCGGAACGGCGTTGCTTGTTTCGCGTCGGATCGTGCTTTCTACGGAACGCATTTCACGGGCGAAGCCTTCGCCCAAGCCCTGCGCCATAAAAGAACCGATACCCGCAAAAACCTTCGACGGGGAATTGATGTCCATTTCATCTTCAACCGCCGCCACGATCTCCTGCATCATAGAACGAACACGGCTTTCAAGCCAGCCGGACATATTTTGGAAGCCCTGCCAAATGCCTTCAACCATGTATTCGCCCGCGTCTACAAACTGCGAATAGAAGCCGCGTATTGCTGTAATGATACTTTGCATGATCTGCGGAACTTTTGCCGTGATCTCCGGAATGCCTGCCACCATACCCTGTGCAAAGCTCTTGTCAACATTCGTTCCTTCCTGCACAAACTTTTGATGTTGCGCCGTAAACGCCGTGATAATGCTTTGAACGATCTGCGGGATTTTCTGCGTAATCTGAACGATCGCCGTAATCATGCCGGAAGCAATGTTCTTGTCGAAGTCCTGTCCGGCTTGATTTAGTCTTTGCGCCTGTGCCGTCAATCCGGTAATAACCCGCTCGACGATTGCGTTTACCGCTCCGGAAAGTCCTTCAATATTCGCAATAATACCGTTATTCACGGCGTTTACTGCTTCGGCGGCTGTAAGCTGTCCCGCTCCGCCCATTGCGGCGGTCATATCGCTTTCAACGCCGGACATATTATCCGTAAAGCCTACGCCCACGCCGTCCGCCATGTTGCCGCCTATGTCGGCGAACACGGTAGAAGGGGAATGAATGCCGAAAAATTCCTTGATACCGGATACAAGGGACGAAGCCCAGCCGGATACCTTTTCCCATAGCCAAGAAGCCGCGCCGCTGATACCTTCCCACAAGCCGTGAAGAAGGTTTGCGCCCGCGTTTACAAGCTCCCCGCCCAGCGACGCGAAGGCTTGAACGATACCGGAAACAATCTGCGGAACTGCCTTCACGATTTCAACTATGATCGTCGGCAAATTCTGAATAAGCGCCACGAAAAGCTGAACGCCCGCCATAATGATTTGGTCAATGTTCCCGATCAGCGCGTTTACAATGCCGGAAACAATCTGCGGGATCGCTTGAACGATCGTCGTTATAATCTCCGGCAACGCCTGTATAAGCGCGATCAGAAGGTCGATACCCGCTTGAATGATAAGCGGTATATTTTCCATGAACGCCGAAACGATCCCTTCGATGATCTGCGGGATCGCCTGAACGATTGTTGTTATGATCTCCGGCAACGCTTCGACAAGCGAAACAAGAAGATCAATGCCCGCTTGAATTATCTGCGGAATTGCCGCCAGCAATCCGTCGATCAAGCTGGTTATCAACTGCGGAAGCGCCGCCACAAGAACGGGAATTGCATTGATAACGCCTTGCGCCAGCCCTGTGATAAGCTGTAAAGCCGCGTCGATCAGCAACGGGATATTGTCGATCAGCGTTTGAACGATTTGCATTACAACTTGAACGATCGTCGGAATTAGCGTCGGCAAGGATTGACCAAGCCCCGCGGCAAGCCCCACGATAAGCTGTGCCGCTCCGTCTATGAGCATTGGCAAAAGCTCCGCAATTCCGTTCACAAGTGTTTCAACGATTGATACCGCCGCCGCCGCGATAGTCGGCGCATTTGAAACAATACCTTCAATCAAGGAAGATACCATTGTCACGCCCATTTCGACGAACTCCGGTAATTTTTCCACAATAAGGTTCAGAACGTCCGAAAGTCCATTTCCGACAACGTCCGCCATCTTCGTTACGTCGCCGTTTGCCGCCTGTATGCCCTTTGAGAACTCCGCAAGGATCGGTATTCCGTCAGCCGCAAGATCATCAAGGAACGGAAGCGCAATCAGCGCCGCCGAATTCTTCAAGCCCTCTGTTCCTGCCTTTAACTGTTGAATTTTATCGTTAAACGCGCCCAGCGCATTCAGATTTTTTCCGGACATAACCGCGCCCATTGCTTCCGCTTCTTCGCCGTATGCCTTGAATGCTTCCGAACCCGCGTCAATAATCGTGTTTAACTCTGTTCCGCTCTTTCCAAGAAGCGTCATTGCCAGCGCGTCGCGCTCTGTCACGTTTTCGATCTCTCCAAGCGCGTCGATAACTTCCCAATATACTTCTTGACTGTCGCGAAGCTCTCCGTTTGCGTCTGTAACGGATACGCCCAGCTTGTCATACGCGGCGGCGTATTCTTTGTTTCCGTTTCGCGCGTCGTCCATAATCTGCGTGTTCTTCTTCATCGTTTTTGTTAGCGTGTTTATATCGCCGTCGATGAAGTTTAACGCGTATTGATACTTTTGCAACTCTTCCGCCGCAATGTGCGTATTTGCCGATGTTGTCAAGATGTCGTCCGCGTAATTCGACGCTGAAACGGTCATTCCGGCAAGTGCGGAAGCCGCGCCAACTGCCGCCGCGCCAAGTGCGGCGACGGCTGTTCCGAAGGCTTTTCCGACTTTTCCCACAACGTCGCCGACGCTTTCCCAATCAATTTTTGATTGTTTAAGCTGTTTCGACGTGCTTTCGATCTGCTGTTCAGTTTTTGCCATTTCCGCCTTCGTGTTATTAAGGTTCGTTTGCATTTTCTGATACGCCGGATCGGTCGGATCAATACCCGCTTCGCGCATTTTCTTCAATGCGGCTTCTGCCGCCGCCGCTTTTTTCGCCTGTTCGTCAAACTGCTTTTGTAATATTTCTTGCTTCCTTGTCAGCGCTTCCGCGCTGTCCGCGTTTGCCGCGAATTCTGCCGTCGCCAGCTTCATTTCGGAATTTATTTCGCGAAGGGAGGAATTTATATTACTGCAAGCGGCGCGATACTCTTTTTCGCCCGATAGGTCGATTGACGTTTTGATCTGCTCTTCTTTTGCCATTTATAACCCCCCTAACACGTCGTCAATGTCAACTTCCTTCGGCTCTTGCTTGAACCGATCGGGATTGAATTCACGGTGAATTTTGAAAAGCGTCAAAATTTTATACGGTGTCATTCTCCATACCTCGGCTTCGCTCCATCGAAGAAGCGTTACCCCGATATAAAGAAGGCGGGCAAGGTCAATTATTCCTTGCCCGCTTCCGCGTTTTTTTCGTCGTCCTCTCCGTCGTCCTCTTCGTCATTTTCTGGCGGTTCGGCTGTGCCGTTGTTGCCCATAGAAAAAGCCTTGAAGATTGCCGACTTCACTTCGGCAAAATTGCCCGTGTGAATGAGCTTGCCCACCTGTTTTTCGGTAAGCTCTGCTTCGCCTTCCTCTGCGCCCTCATTCAAAAGGACGGTCAGAAGCCAGCGAAGATTTTTAATGCTGTCCTTTCCGGAAAGCACTTTGTCAAGGCGATCAAAGCCGCCGAATTTGTCCTGCATTTCGTCGATCGCGTTCAAGCTGAAAAGAAGGTGTCTTTCCTTGTCAAGCTCGATCGGGAAACGTCCGTCTTTAATTGCGCTCATAACAGAATAAGCGGGAAGCCGTTTCCGACTTCCCGCGTTCCTCCTTTCCGGTTTTAAGTATTGGTGTTGTTAGGTTCGCGAACGGTAGTGAACCAAGCCGCCGCCACGGTGTTTGTAGGCTCTGCGACGTGTTCAGCCTTCCACAAACCGTCAGCGCGCTTGATGAACTGTCCGACGATCTCCGGTGTAGTGAATTCGATACTATCGCCCTTTGTGGTGTAGTTTTCATTCGGGATCGCGAACTTCACCTTGTAAAGCCAAATATACTTGTACTTTCCGCCCGTTTTCTTCGCGCGGAAGCCGATTGCAGTATAAGGCGCTTCGTCGCTTTCAGAAGCATAAAGAACGTTGTCGTCGTCCATGCTCTGCCCAAGCAGGGCGGAAAGGTCAGCCGGAAGAAGATCGTTTACATTCAAAGTCAATTCACCGGATACGAATTCTTTTACGATTTCGTCCGCGCCGTCGTCGGCGTAAAGGATAGCTTCTGCGACTTCCACGGAAAGCTCCGCCGAAATAGCTTTCGCCATTCGCACGGGCGTTCCGTAGGTTTCTGTGCCGTCGTCGCCTACGGTAATGGGCGCGCGATAAAGATCACGCAAACCGATTGTTGCCATGTGTCATACCTCCATATACTTGATTTGTACGGGGATATGATAATACCCCGTGTCTTGCTCGAAGATTTCCGCTTCGATCTCGAACCCGTAAAACCCCGCCGCTTTGACGTTGGCTTTCAAGGATTGAAGAAGCGTGAAATAGTTTTCCTTTGAATACAAGTGTACTTGATACGTGTATTCCTGTGCCCCCTCTTCATCGTCTGAAAAGAAGGTGTCGCGCCCCGCCACAAGCTGGTACGTGATAAAACAAGCCGCCTTCCCGCCGTATTTCAGACGTTCGACGGGAACGCCCAGCCCTTCAAGTGTAGTTTTCAATAAGCTGTCAACGTTCATTTTGTTTTTCCTCCCATACGCGGCGCATTTCCGCCGTTGCTTCCTCCGCCGCGTTAGCATTCGCCCTTGTGAACCACGGGCGCGCGGGCATATTTGAACGCCCAAAATTCAGCACAAAGCCTTTTTCCGCATTGCGTACCCCGTGCCGATCCTTTCCGGTCGGCGCGATCTCCACAAACTTCCCGCCGTTGCGCTCTTTCACGGCTGATACTTTGATCGAAGCCGTAAGATCGCCCGTTGCTCTGCCCGTGCTGTTCAATTTTTCTGTTTCTGTCTGAAACGCGCGTTTGATAACCTCGCCGCCAGCTTTCAGCATTTCCGGCACGGCTTCTTCAACGATCGCTTCTTGCCGTAGCATTGCTTCCATAACGTCGTCAAGCCCTGTAACGGTGAATTTAGCCATCTTCGCCGCCCCCTTCCGCTTCCGGAAGGTTTACAAGCGTCAATTCCGTAAATTGTCCGTTTCCGTGCAAATACGTTCGCAATACGCGATAGCGCGTCCCGCTCCCCACGGGATATTCAACGGTTTGTTCTCCGGCGTATTCCATTGTGTGAACGTCGAATTTCATTTCCGTTGTGTAGCCCGCTTGTGCCGCCTTGTAGAACTCCGAATAACCCACGGATTTCTTGTCAGCGAATACCGTTGTCGATGTTTCGTCATGGGGAAGGGGGAAGCCGTTTTCGTCCGTGCGCGGCGTTTTATCGGTCTGCGCGATCAGTTTGATTTGATCGTTCCAGCCCATTTATTCGCCCTCGCTTTCCGTATGATCTCCGGACAAGGACAACGCGCACTTCAAATAATCATACGCTTTGCGGTATCGGTCGCCCTCTCCGCCGAAATTATCTTCCGATTTCGCGTAAAGAATGATCGCGCGGTCTAAAAGGGGATCGCCCGTTGTATCGGACGATCCCACTTCCGGAACATTGATACCGACAAGGCGAAGATCAGCGCAAGCGGAATTGATGTAATCCGTTACTTCGTCGTTAAAAACGGCGGCGGTTTTTCGCAACGCCAGCTTTACCTTGTCAAGCATTGTTCAACCCTCCGTTACGCGCCCGCGGAAGCCTTAACCAGCTTGACGATAGCTTCGCCGATAGCGGGCTGGCAATCGAAGATAGCGATACCGCTATACTTGTAACTGTTGGTGTTGATGTCGTATGCGTTCTTCACACCGATATTTTCGGCAAGGTTTGCACAAACCTTCTTGAAATCACCCAAGAAGGCTTCGTGATCCGCGACGTAATCGGAAAGCAGAACGGGGTAGCCGTACACGAAGTACGCGTTGCCCTGCACGGTGACAATATGGTTCTTGCTGTTGTCCTGCAAAGGCATAAAGTCGGTGAACAAGGTTTTCTTGCTCATGGCGAACTTTGCGTTGCGGTCGTAGCCCGCGTTCAGAAGTCCGATCAGCGCCTGCACGTTTGCGGCGGTAAGGGAAGCAGAAGCGCCCACGGATACGCTGTTAGTAGCGCCCCAAGTATTCGCCTTGTCAATGCCCTTCGGCTGGTTAGTGCCTGTGCCGTTGATAAGCAGATCTTCGATCTTGCGGGCGATAGCTTCCGCAAGCATATTGACGATCCAGCTTTCAAATGCCGCAATGCTCATAGTCATAACGGTATCGGAAATCTGAACCAGCTTGATGATCTCATATCCGGTAAGGGTAACAGTAGTGAAGGTGTCGGCGGCGGCGGTAATAGCGGCATTCTCGGTGTGAATAGCCGCGGCGTTATTAGTGCCTTCAACGGCAAACTTCACAGCGCCCTTGACGTGCAGAAGGGTAACTTCGTTCAGCATGGGCGCAAGAGTTTTGATCTTGCTGATAATCTCGTTCGCGGTCTGTGTGGGGATAACCTCCGCGCCCGCTCCGGTCGCGTTGCTATACGCGCGCTTTTCAGCGTCGGAAAGGGGAAGGCGGCGAAGCTGTTTCAGCCATGCGGAACGATATTCGGGGGAAGCGACGGGATCGTCGTTTTCCTCGGTCACGGTCTGCTGGGTAAAGGAACGGGAAACAACGCCCGCACCCTGTGCAATGGTGTTCAGAATGCCGCTACGCTTTTCAGCGGCGGCAATCAGTCCGGCGCGCTCTTCGGTAAGCTGGCTGGTTTCCTGCTCCAGCGCGTCGATCTCGGCGGCGGTCATTTCTGCGCCGCGCTGTTCGATTTCCTGCTTGATAGCCGCAAGACGGGCTTCGATTTCTTTAATTCTCATTGTGTTAAACCTCCATCATAAGTTTGATTTTTAGAATTTGCTTCCGGCGCTCCAGCCGCTCCTGCTGTTCCCTCTCGATCACTCCGTCGAAATAGGATCGTGCCGAAATATCGGTATCGCCGTTCGCCGGATAACTAACCGCCGAAACGTCGTAAACCTTCTTGATCTTCAAGATCGTTCGTGTGTGCGTGTCTTTGTTGTACGCTTCTTCCGCTACGGTGAAAGCCCAAGACATTTTGTAAATCAAGCCTTCGTCGATATTCGCATATAGGCGCTTCGCTTCGTCCGTAAGGCTCAAATTTGCCGCAACAAACAAGCCGCTTTCCTGCGGCTCTAAAAGCAGGGAAGGCGGCTTGTTTTTCGCCATCTTGTTTCGGGCGAATACCATTCCGGAATGGTCGAACTGCATTATTACGTCGGACATATCCGCGCCGACAAGGGCGTTTCGGTCGATAACTTCGTAATATTTCACGCCGTCATACTCGAACATAACATACGGTTTATCGAAAGTCGTTGCGAAGCCTTCAACGTAATAATCCGTGTCAAACCTCTTTTCCGCCGCTTCCGTCGGGATCATCAGCGGCTGGAACATTTGTCGGTACTCCCGTTCCTTCACTATTGGCATTTACTGTTACCTCCTTTCCCAATTCTGATACTTCCGCGTATTCCTTGCGGATATAATACTTCTCGCCGCCCTCTACGTGCGCCATGTTCCAAATGTCCATAACGCCGTTACGGTTCAGCAAGCCGCGGTCAAATAGCTGTGTGCTGATATTCAGCTTCGTTTGATTGCTTGCGTACTGCAAGCGATTTGCGGTAAACGTGATCGCGTTACCGAAGGACAATTCGCGCGCCGTGTAGGTCATATTCGACATAACCAGCGAAAGCTGGATCGCGAAAGGCTCGATTTTGCCTTCGTAGTAGGCGTTCCAATCGTCCTCCGTGTATTTGTTTTGCAGGATCGCCGCGTTTGTCCCGAAGTAGTTAAAAACATTTTCGTTGATCTGTGCCATCTGCGCCGCGTTCACGGTGAAAGGTTTGCTTTCAATCGGCTTCACGTCTGCAAATTTGCTGTCGTAAATAACCATTCCGGATTGATTTTCCGCCGAAAGGTTATCCGCCGTAAAGCGCTTTCGCTCTTTGGTTATATCCTCCGGCTTTAACATATTCGCGACTTTTGCAAGAAAACGGATCGAAGCCGAATTCTTCACGCCTTGAATAATGCCTTGATTTTGTGTGTGGATCAACTGCATTGTCGGGCGAAGCGCGGCGTTACTCTCTCCGAAGAAGTCGTCTTTGTACTGAAAATTCGTCAGCACTCCGACGCGCTCGAATTCGATTGCCGCTTTCTGCCCGCTTGCGAACGTATAACGCAAAAACGGCGCGCCGTTGTACTCGACAACTTCGCACCGCTGGGGAAGAACCGGATAATAACCGACGATCCCGCCGAAATCATCTTCGATCGGAACAATGAACGCCGTGTTGTTTACCGAAAGGATCGTCGCGATCCTGTAAATGAATTTTGATGTATCCATAAACGGATTTGGCTTGAACTGCAAAACCCGTTCAAGGCTCTTGTACGCCGTGCCGCTGATTTCCGGCTTCAACTTTGAAGCGAAGGACGCGAAAGAATGGATCGCCGCCCGCGTAAGCTCCATTTCGTAGATACTTTCCGGCGCATTGCTGAAAACGGGCGTATACCCGTTTAGCATTTTGAAATAGCCTTCCGCCTGTATGTCGGCTTTCGGCTTTCGGAAGATTGTTTCAAATACTCCCATCGTTTAATCACCCCGCATTTTTAAGCATTTCGCCTATTTCGTTATAATATTTCTGTCGAACTGTCATTGCGTCGATCACGGAAACGAAGCCGTCAATTCGCGCGCGCTGTTCAATCTTAACCGGACGGAATTTCCGTGTTTCAAGATTGTGTTTCAAGGCAACGTTCAAGAAGTGCGCCTTCAACAAATTGTTGTCAGCGATCTTGAAATTACCGTCTTTGATAACGCCTTCAAATTCGCGGATCACGGGCGCAAGGTTTTCACCCTGCCATACGTCGTCCGTTTGGAAGCCCGCCGCCTTCAAGTCGTCAATCAGATATTGCGCGCTGTAACGGTCATACCCGATCTTCAAGATATAAATTCCGTATTCGTCCCGAAGGTTTGTGAACCATTCGTAAACGTCGCGATAATCGACGTGGTTTTCGCCCGATAGCTTGACGATACCTTGCTTGACAAAAATATCATACGGCACGCCGTCGATCGCTTGCGCGGTTTCCAGCCTGTTTGCGGGCATAAAGAATTGTGCGAAGCCGTACAATACGCCGTCCCGCTCGATAATCACGGAAGCCGCCGTCAAGTCCGTTGTTTGCGAAAGGTCGATACCGCCCACGGCGTAGCTGTCGCGGAAATCCGCCAGCTTTGCACGAATGCCCGCGCCGTCAACAACGGGATAATCAAGCCACGCGATAGAAGAATTCTGCTTGATATTGCAATACTTCGTCAAGAATTCCGCACGCTTCGACAAGCTCATTTCAGCAACGGCGATTTCTTCTTTGAAGAAGTCCGGCGATACGGAAACGCCCATATTCGGATTTGCTTTTTTAAGCTCTTCTATATCGTTCCATTTCTCCACGTCGTCGATCATGTAAAGCAGGGGAAGAAGGCGGCGTTCCTTGCTTCCGCCCTTCAAAAACGCGGTCGATCGCTTCATAAGTTCGTCGAAAATACCGTCGTTTTCATATCCCGCCGTGCTGATCGAAAGGATCATCGGCTGGCGGCGCGCGCCCAGCGCGGATTTCATAACTTCATACTGCTTCAAACCGCCGTCGCCGCGCCACGACGCGACTTCATCATTTACGACTAAATGCGGATTGAAGCCGTCGGATTTCTTCGCATTGAAGGCAAGCGGCTTGATCGCCGTGTTGCTCTCTTCGATGTAAATATCAGAACGGCGCTTCTTCGCAAGGTCTGAAAGCTCCGGTTCTTTTTTAATCATCTGATAGAAGTTATCGTATACGATGTTTGCTTGCTCCAGCTTCGGCGCAAGACAATAAATTTTCGCGCCATATTCGCCGTCAAGATACGCCATATATGCGATCACAGCGGACGCGAAAAGCGTTTTGCCGTTCTTTCGTCCGATCACGATAAAGACTTCGCGGAATACTCGCGTTCCGTCCTCTTCAACGATCCCGAACATAACGGAAACGGCGGCTTTCTGCCACAACTCCAGCTTCAAAAGGTCTGTTCGTCCTTCGCAATGATGGCAAAAGTTTTCTATGAAGCGAATTGCCTTGTTTGCCTTCTTCGCGTTGAAGGTGAAAAGCCCGTCTTGAAGCCCCTGCACGATGTATTCATACAGAAGGCGAACCCACTTGCCGACGACTATTTTTCCGGACGTTATGCCGTCGAAATATTCGTAAATGTAGTTAGAAAACGGCATTTTTTATTCGTCCCGCAATGCTTGCAAGCGGCTTTCTTTTTTCTTTTCGGGCGGCACAAGGTCGCAAAGCTGTTTGATGATCGCGGCGTGATTTTTCGTCATGGCGATATGCGTTTTCACCGCGTCGCTTTGTTTTGTCCCGCTCTGATTTGCGCCGTTTTGGTATTCAACCGTGTATCCCTCTTCGTTGATGATCTCTTGCAATTCTTCAAGGGATACCGCCATAAACGCGGCGTTTTTGATAAGGCTTTCGACGGTCTGCAACTTGTTTTTATCCAAGTCTTTGAAAATCCGCTTTAATCGGGAAAGCTCCCGTTTGATTTTCTGATCTTTCGTCAATTCCTTTTTTGTCGCCATAAATATCGCCCCCTTTCCGGATACCCCACACCCCCTTCAACGCGTACACCCGTTATGCGCGCGCCTGCGGAGTAAAATTAACCTCCCGCCCTCGGTGTTTCCCCCTCCCTAAATTTTCGGCGAATAGGGGGGGATATAAGGTTTCCTTCTTCGTCAAACATATATCGCCGCTTCTTGTCGTTTCGGTGGTGTTCCTTGTTGTGGCAATCTTGACAAAGCGCTTCCAAGTTGTCCCACGAAAGCGCGACGTTCGGATCGTTGATATTCTGCTTCGTCAAGTATGTTTTGTGATGTGCAATCTTTGCGACGATCGGATCGTGCGGCGTTGAACAGCGTTCGCACAAGCCGCCCTTCGACTTCAAGAAACTATCGCGGCACGATCTCCAAGCGTCGCTATTGTAGAACTGTTCCGCCCACGGCTTCATGCTGTCCCGCCTCCTTCCTGCATACAAAACATAAAGCCCTTTGCAGTTACCCGCAAAAGGCTTTATGTGCGCGCTATTTCGTTTCGCAAAAATTCATCGTAATAATTATACCACGCGCGAAGGTTATTCACAAGGGCGGCAAAAGGTCGCCTTTTGGTCATTTGTCAATAGCCCTGTTCCGATATGTTCCCGCGCTAACTGCCGCCGCAATGCCGAATATACAAACCGCCATATCCGTGACAATCTTATTCCGCCATCTGCGCGCGGTCTTAATCTCTTTGAGAATGCCCGCTTCTTCAAGCTCTCCCGCGACTTCCTCCCACGTAGCCGCCTTCCCGCTGTCCCTCGGATTGCCGTTTATATCTTCCCCGAAGTAATACAGGCGGATAACGACGAATTCTTTTTGCCCCTCGAATAGCGATATTGCCCGCTTCAATTTCTCGAAGCCGAACTTTGTTTCGTTGAACTGTCTGCGTTTTTCGTCCCGCATTTCCTCGACGATTTCATCTTCGGTCTTTCGCTGGACGTATCCTTGCGCTTTCGGCGCGGCGGCAAACGTGCTTCGCCCTGCGTGATATTCAACTTCGCAATAGCCTTCTTCGTCTGCTACAAGCGCCGCCAGCTTCTTGTAGTTATACAAAAGCGTTTCCGTCGCCTTGAAATAATTTACGTAATCGCCCGTGTTCGCCGCGTATGCTTCAAGCGCTCCGGCGCGGGCGGCTTCAAAAATCGCTTCGCGTACCTCTTCCGTAAGCTCCGTTTTTTTAGCCATGATTTTCACCCCCTAAATATTTCATAATGGTTTTTGCGGCAAGCTCCCAGCCGCAACAAATCGCGACGAAATACCCTTGCTTCATAAGCGCTTCGATCCACTCGACTTGAAGATCGCTTGCGCGCCCGCCGCGTTGTCGTTTCAATTCGATGTAAAGTCCATGATACCCGCCGCGTGCAACGGGCAAGCACAGATCGGGAACGCCCGCTTTTACGCCCTCCGCCCGAAGCCGTCCCGCTTCCGCCTTGTTTCGGCTTCCTCCGTTTGGCACATGATAAAGCAACTTCAATTCGGGATATTTCCCGCTTTGCATTGCCGCCCAATTCATAAGCGTTATTTGTTCCTGCGCTTCCGTAGGAACAGGAAGTTTATTCGCCCGCATTTCGTGATCCCTCCGTTTCTTCGTGCGCCCTCTCCCAATCTGCGAAGAGAAAAACGCGTTTCCCTGCCGCTGTCGCTTTGCCGTATTCGTAGATCGCGCCGTTGCTGTCGATCCAATCCGGAAGAAAACAAGCGGCTTCGCATTCGTCAAGCATTGCGGACGACATACGGATATACGCTTCATACGTGAAGCCCTCCGAAGGCAAAAGCGCCGGATTTAGCACAATGAAGCCGCCTTCCTCCAGCTTCTTTTGTGCGTCATAGAATTTTGAGCGATAAAACGGATCGCCCGTGATTTTGCCCGCAAGATATACGGTTTCTTTTTTCTGCATTTGTCTTTTACCTCCTATCCGTCGAAAAGTGTTGTTTGTGCCTTGCGTTGCTCTTCCTCCAGCAAGTCAAAAAGGCGTAATTGTGCTTGTTCCTCTTCAAGCCGTCTTTGCGCCGCCGCGAAATAATCTTCGTCGATCTCGAAGCCGACGTAATCCAGCCCGCCTTGACGATAACAGGCGATCAAGGAACTTGCGCTTCCTGCGTGTGTGTCAAGAATTCGCATTCCTTTTCGGGCGAATAGGGAAAGAACCCACGAATACAGCTTCACGGGCTTTTGCGTCGGGTGGATCGTTCCTTCAATCTGCAATTCAACGCGGTTCAGCGTGAAAATACGTGTCGGCGTGTCAAAGCTGGTATATGCCAATTCGCAATCGGACATAGTAAGCCCGCGTTGTCCTTTGTCCCATATCAACCAGCCCTTGTGTCCCTGTTGCAGATACGGAACGAAATAGTTTCCGCCCCATATCACTTGATTTTTTGATACTCGTTCCAATTCTCGGAAGTATTCGGGCGGCGGAATAGCCTTGTCCCAGCTTTTCCGGATATGCTCTTTCCGGTTATGTTTCGGATTATCACAAACGCGCTTCTTCTGCCCGTCAATACCAATACCGTAAGGCGGATCAACGATCGCAAGATCGAAGAACCCGTCCGGAAACTCTGCCATTCCCTGCATACAATCCATGTTATACAGCTTGTTCAATTCAAGCAATCGCGATCACCTTCTTTCTTTCTCCCCCCTCCGCCCCCCGCTGGGGGGAACAGGCTCAAAGGAATAATTTATGCACATTTCCCCGCGTATGCTGTGGATAAGTGCGCGCCTTTCTCTGATCGAACTTGTTTATCCCCGTCGCCGCCCTGTTTCTATCACTCCGCCGTCAATCTATCAATAGGCTTTCGCGGCATATCCTCGCGCCGCGTTGCGCCGCTCCGGTATTCCACGATCCTATTGACATCTTGCCGCCTTCGTGATCTTTGGAAAACAGGCGACGGGGAATAAAACAATTCGATCTTGAAGGCTATCTTCTGAAACGAAGCGGGCTTCGTTCCCAAACGTTACACATTTACAAGGCTTTGAAATGCTGATCCCCGAAATCAGCTTCTTTCCGCCCGTGTCGTTCGCTTTCGCGTCCGCTTCGGCGGCTCTAATACATATTTGAAATACAGATACCCGTATTTCGTGCTTTTTGTTTCCACTAATATGTAGCCCTTCGGCGCGCGCGGCGGCTTTGCTTCCGTATATTCGCGCTTGATCTCTTTCGCTTCTTCGCGCTCCGGCTTGCGGGCGTTGCGCGTCTGCTTCCAACGGTGTCCGCCTTGCTCCGGTGTCCAATGATCGAAAAGGTAATTTGCAAGCCCCGTGTAATCCTGCCCGTGGTCGATCCCGTCGTAATAATTGTGTTCGCGTAAATGCTCAATACGCAAAACGCTTCCGAATTCCCACTTGCTTTCGATGAACTCTTGCGGCAAGCCGTCCGATACCATGTGAATATGAAAACGGTGTGTTGTTTTGCCGCGTCCTACATATATAAATATAACTGCGTCCGGATACGCGTATTTCAGACGGCGAACGAACAAGTCGCGAACCCTCTTCACGTCTGCGTATTCGTGGCATTCGTGTTCAATGTCAAACGTCAACGTACTATATAAAGATCGTGGGCTGAAATTCTCATTGAAAGCCCGCGCGTGTTTTCTTCTTGAAATGTTGATCCGGTGTTGCTCTCGCTCTTCCGGTGTCTTGAACCGCTGGCGCGGCTCTGCTCTGCGTATGTCTTGCAGACGATCGGAAACGTTGAATACTTCTTGTTCGCATACAACGCCCGAAAATGTCCTTCTTTTTACTCTCCGCATAATAGCGCCCGCCCTTCCTTGACTTTAAGCCGCTTTTATGCTATAATTTAGCTATGTTGAATAGCTCCTTTGCGGCAACCGTTAAAGGGGAAAAGAAGCGTCCGGAACGTCACGCCGGACGCTTCTTCTTTTTTACCCGTTGTTCATTCCTTCGCCCTGCACGAAATCTTCGCACCTTGCTTCTTCGCAAGGCTTGAAGCGCATTCCGTCCCCGCAATCAATGCAGGGGAAAGGGCGTATCCCATCCGGAAGCGCGCCTTCGCGTAGCTTTTCGCATTGCTCCAGCTTCGCGCATTGATCGCACCAGCACTTCCGGCAATCTCCGATTTCTGTTTTCTGAATAGGGCGTTTCAAGCCCTCTTCGACTTCCTGCGCGTCATTCTCCGCCATCATATCCCGCGCGGCGCGTTCAACTTCGTAATCCTCTACACCTTGAAGCAAGCCGCGAAAGAATGGCGCAAACGCGTACCCGATACCCAGCCCCGCGCGCAAAAGCATTTCTTCGTCGATCTTAATATCTGCCATTGTGATTTCCTCGCCCGATCGTTTTAATGATCCCGTTTACAACGCCGTACACGACAAGCACCGAAGCGGCAACGCATACAACGCCGCAAAGCATATAGAAGGCGTTTACCATAAAATCAAACATTGTCATTCGTCAGCCCTCCCGAAAACTTCTTCCGCGTCAATGTCCCATGCCGCCGCAATATGCTTCATCATATCGACGGCTTTTTCTCTCTGATCCTCCGGCGCGTCCTGCTTCTCATATCCGCCGGAAAGATAAGATTTCAAGATTTCAGATTTCAGATTGCAAAGCGGGCGAACGCCGCCGCTGCCGTAGTACGCGTTGTAGTTGCTCAGCGAGCCGTCCGTGTTGACATTGCGGACGAAAGAATTGATCGGGCTGTCAGCGGTAGCCGTCCACCACCAATCATTCGGAAGCGCTGGGATATGTTCGCGGAAAAGTCGGTATTCCTCGCAAGTGATAAGCCCGACGCGGACGCGATCGCCGCCGTAGGTTTTCAAACCGTCGTCCGCCGTCAAGTCGATGTTGAAATACTCGAACATTTCTTCCGGCGCTCCTGCCGCAATCAGACGACGCAAGAATTCGCCGTTCAGATATGCGCGAATATCGGACGCGGCAAAATCGTTTCGGTTCTTCGCGTCGAACGCTCTTTCCTCGACGCATTCGGAAGCAACGCACTTCACCCAATCTTCGCCCGTCTGAATAACCGTGAAGGCGATCCCGCCGATCGTGAATTCTGTTTTCGGCTCGAAGCCGTGTTTATTTGCTGTCATTGTTGAAAGCTCCCTTCTTTAATATGTAGGTCTGCACCCGCTCGACGGGCTTTAACACTTCTTGCCGCCGTGTCTGTACGGGCGGCTTTTGTTGTATTCGTGCTTCATGCTGATAATGCGGTCAATGTCGATACCCTCTTTCCCGCACCAATCAAGAATACGAATAATGCAATCCGCCATTTCAACGGCGATACCCTCGGGCTTTTTGCTTCTTGCAGAACAAGGCGCTTCCGGATCGTCCGGATTGTAAATCCTGCTTCCGCAAGAAACGTTTTCGTCCGGTCTGTCGTCTACGCAAAGCCCGCCAGCGTTGCAAGGGAAGTAAAGGTTCGGTCGCCCGCTCCGGTATTCCTCCAGCGCTTCGGACAACTCCGAATGACAAAGCGCGACGATCTCCGGAAAGCCCCTTTCTTCGTCCCACCAGCCGTGTTCAACGGCGTTTTCGTGAATTTGCTTCGCGACTTCGTTAATTCCTGTCATCGCTGTTCGTCCTCTCTTTCTTATTCCGCCATGAAGTCGGCAATTTTCTTCAAAGCGCGATTGTTCGCTTCCGTCTGTTTCTCAATATCAACGACGGTTTCAAGGGGGACGGCGCTTCGCGTGTGTCCCTCTGCGTTCACGCAATCGCACCTTTCGCCGTTGTCAAGATGTGCGCCGCAATGGTCGCATACCGTGTATTTCATTTCCGATCGCTCCTTTCGTATAACCAGCCTTCGCAAGCCGTCAGCGCATAGCGTCAAGCCGTGTTCTTTTAAGTAGGCGCGGCGGCGGGCGGCTTCCGCCCTCTCCCAGCCGCAACCCTCGCACCCTCCGCAATCCTTTTTCCTTGCTTCGGGCGGTAGTGTGCATTCGTTCTCTTTCGGTTTCCAATGCTTTGAATACCCGCTTTTCACGCATTCGTCATAGTGAATGGCGATAATGCTATTCGCGCAAGCTATATTCCCGCAATTTTCACACGATCTTTTTTCACTCATTCTTCACCCGCTCCCCGTTATAAATTACAAGCATAGAAGGGAAGGGCGCTGGATCGGCGGCGTTGCCTTCTTCGTCCGTGAAGCGAAGCCGCCCGCGTATGAAGCGGATTTCCGCTTTCCCGTAAATGTAATCGTGAAAATAGGTCGTATCCGTGCGTGCCGGAATGAGTAAAACAACGGGATACCCCCCCCGCGCTTCCTCGAACGCCTTTTTTACCCACTTGCCGATCTCGCGTCCGTAAGGCGGATTGCAAAATACAGCGCCGCCGCGATCCCAGCTTTGCGAAAGCCCGTCCGTTTCCGGCGTGTAGTACAATTCGCATTTTGCCGTCTTGTCGGTCGCCGCCGGATCAAGGACGAAGCCGAATTCCTCGTTCAGCGCGTCGAATAAGTCTTGCGGCGTACACCAGCACATATTTTTTGATGATAGAAGCGCATTGTTCATTCGCCCGCCACCTCGCTTCCTTCGACGATTTCGCCCGTTTCCGGATCGACGTTCAAAGAATATTGTTCCGGTTCGGCGGCGCGTTCCCGCTCCGCTTCCTGTTTGCGAAGATCAAGGGAAATCACGCATTCGCGCGTCAATTCCTGCAATTTATCCACAAACTGTTGATTGATAACGTCATACGGCATAATCACCGCTTGAAGCAGGAAGCCCGCTTTCGCTACAATGTAGGGCGTGCCGCTCGGTGTGATCCTTTCGTAAAGCTCCATCACGTCCATAACGTCAGATACGGGCGAAAGATAACGGCTTTCGATGAACACAAGCCCGCGACGTGTTCGCAAGGGCTTCAAGGTTCTTCCCGAATACACGATCGAAATTGCTTCCCGCTCGACGGGCTTTTCTGTCCCGTCTATGTCGTCAAGGTTGATACCCTCCGGAATGCCCGTTGAACGAACGTACCAATCTTCGCGCTGTTTCTCCGGCACGTCGAAGATCGCTAAAACGCTTTCTTCGTCAAGCAAGGGAAGCCCGATAGCCGGATACACCGCGCCGCCGTCGCCTATGTATTGCAAGGTCACGTCGCCTTCATCGTTGCGCCGCTCGAAAAGAACGACGCTTTTATTCTTCTTGCAGATCGCGGCGATATTTTTAATCTTCATTTTCCGCCACCTCGCTTTCCTCCGGTTCGTCCCTCTCGACGACGGGCGCAAGGTTCACGCGGGGAACTCTGATCGCAAGGGCGATTTGACAACCGCAACGCGGGCAATCAATCGCCGAAAATCGCACGGGCGGTTTTGTAAGGCATTCAGCCATCGAACGCGGTTCTTCCGCCGTGTAGACTTCTTCTTTCTTCGGCGCGAAGCGATACCCGCAAACGCCGCATTTCTTTTTCTTCTGAAACATTGTTGAATAGCTCCTTTCGTGGTTAATATTTGCCGTATACGCGGATCGACGTTTTCCCGTCCCGCTCTCCGGCGGATACGATAGCCGAAGGCATATACGAAACGCGCAAGAAGTCACGCGCCGCGCGCTTTGCCAGCCGCCATGTAATCAATTTTGCGTTCGGTTCTTCTGCTCCGGCGCTTTCGATCGGATATTCGCAAATAAGAACCGTATTCCCGAACGGGCGGCGCGCTGGGCGCTCCTTCATAAATTCTTTGTTGCCCTCTTTGCACTTGATGATTTCAAGCGCCTTCGGGAACTGCCAGCCGCTGTTGTTTTTCTTGTCTTTTGCCATGTGTCCCGCTCCTTTAATTTTCGTAAGGGCTTTCAAGTGTCCAGCCCCATGTTTCGGTATCCTGCCAGCCGATCGTGAAATGATTGTGTTTCCCGTCGCCCGTGAAGAAGCAGTATTCCGGCGGAAGAACCCTTCCGACGTTCTCTTCGCCGTCCCGCTCCGCGTGATAGCGTGTCAGCACGTCCGCCGCCAGCGCTTCAAGCTCCGGAAGAACGGGATAATCCGCCGAATATCCGGAAAACTGATACGGCGCTTCTAAAACCTCCAGCACCGTGTCCGGAAAGCGCGGATCGTCAACGCGGTTCAATACGCACCATACGCAAGCGGCTTTTTCCGTGTCGGAAGGAATGCCGCGTGCTTCGCCGTAAAGCATTTTTGCAAGGGCTTCAACCTCTGCCGCTGGCGGCGTGTAGGTGGCGGGCTTGTCCTGCTCCGGTATAGCAACGAAGGCTTGTCCCGCCGTCAATCCTGCTGCCGAATTTGCCTTTTCAATATCGGGTGGATCGTCTGCCGGAAGCTTCGGCGCTGTCCCGCTCCACGGCATAAACGCCGCAAGCAAGCCCGCTACAATCAGCAAAGCAAGCGCGAAGGCGAACTTCCGGCGCACCCTTGCGCGTCTGCGGCGTTCCCTCTGTTGCCGCTGTTTTCTCTGATCCTCCGCCGATCGGTAGCAATTCCGCGTGTAGTCGTTCGCCCGCTCAATGCAAGCAAGGCTTCCGCACGTCTGCGGCATTTGCACGATCACGGCGGGCGCTCTTGCCCGCGTCATAATTCAACCCCGCTTGCGTCAAGGGCAAGCCACCAAGCCGGATTGTTCCGGAAGGCGTTATTCGGGCAATTCTCCGCGTCGCAATTCTCCGCGTCACACGAAGAACAAAAACGCTTGTGAAATTCATCGTCCCACGGCGCTTCAAGCACTGGAAGCGAACCCAGCAACGCGGCAAGTGTCGCCGTGTCCTTTGTGACGGCTTCAAATACCGTTCCTTTCTTTTCGTTCATGCTGAAACGCTCCCTTCCCACTTTCTTGTTCTGAAATCAACGGGATCGTCCGAATACTTGATGTAAATTTCTTCGTTCCCTTTGAAGCCGTCGATATAAAACTTGTTGAAGTACCGTCCTTCCGACACAAGCCAATATGCTTCCTGCATGATTGCTGCCACCGCTGTGTGCGGAACGGTCAACACTTGAAGCGGATCGCCGAAGAACGAAAGCGCCGTTTCCTTCTTTACGGATTTTTTGAAGTTTTCATACGCTTTCGTACTCGTTTCAATCGCCATTCCGAAAGTCGTTCCGTCAAACTCCGTTGCGTGAAATCCTTTTTCCATGTTGAATAGCTCCTTCCAAATTCCGAACCGCCGTCACGCGGTTTTATTCCTCGGTAGCGGCGCGGCGGTTTCCGCGCTGTGCGATATTGTCTTGAAAAACTGTTTGCGCGCGCTCTGCGCTGTATTTCCTTTGCTTGTTTTCGTTGCGTTCGCCCGTGTAGCCGCGCTTCAATTCTTCATAAACAGCGGCTACGCTACGCCCCAAATGTGCGGCAATGTCAACCGTGCGCGTTCCCGCGTTGTGCAATCTCTCAATTTCGCGGCGCTGATCGAACGTCAAATAACTGTATCCGTTCATCTTTCAAACCTCCTTCCGCCGTTTTCGGATAAAAAATAAGCAGGAAAAACCGTTTCGGTTTTCTCTGCTTTTAATGATACTCTTAACATCGGAAAAAGTCAAGAGTAAAAGCAGAAAAAATTGAAAAAAATTTATGAACACTTTTCAAGCGGCGGCGGCAAGGCATTTTTCAAACCGCATTTCGGCGGTTTCAAAGCCTAATATCTCGCGGGGATAGTTATTGATCCACGTTTCGACGCGCTTAATATATGCGGCGGTTACTTTCCGGAAGTCCGTTCCTTTCGGCAAGAACCGCCGTATCATTTTGTTTATATTCTCGTTTGTCCCTCTTTCGTATGCGCTGTACGGGTGGCAATAATAAACCGTCGTGCGCTTCTTGTTCCCGTATACCGATTTTTCGATCGCTTCGCAATTCAAGAATTCCGAACCGTTGTCAACGGTAATTGATTTGAATATCTTTGCAAACTTCCGCCCGTATTTCCGTTCCAGCTTGTTCAGCGCCGCCACGACGCTGGCGGAAGTGTGATCCGGCATTTTGATAATAATTTCGCGGCGCGTCAACCGCTCCGAAAGAACAAGCAAAGTTTCCTTCGTTTTCTTCTTTCCCTCGACGCAATCCATTTCCCAATGTCCGAAGGTTTCGCGATCGTTGATTTCCTGCGGGCGGTTCTCTATGCTTTCGCCAACGGACGCGCGGGCGGATTTCCTCTTCACGCCGTTATACTTGCGCTTCCGCTTCCCGCCTTGCGGAAGGTTCTTCCGCTCCAGCCGCAAAAATATTCCCTTGTCGATGTAGTTATAAATCGTCTTTTCGCTGATCTCTGTTTTGAAGGAAAGCCCCAGCGTCTTGATCTCTCCGACGACGGCGGCGGGCGAATAACCTTCATCAACAATCTTCCGTTCGATGTACTCCGCCAATTCGTGATCGTCGCCGATCTTTAATTCGCCGCCCTTCGCCTTCAAGTTTGCTTCATAGCGCTGTTGTGCTATGTCCGGCGAATAGCGTTCTTCGGTCGTCAAGTCGGAATTCAAATGCGTATACGTGCCGCGCTTCAATTCTCTGTAAATCGTGGTATTGTGAACGTGAAGGCGTGCCGCGATCTGTAACGGCTTCAAACCTTCCTTCAATCCCTTTTCGATTTTAAGACGATCGTTCCACGTCAAGTGTTTGTGCATTGTCATTTCCTCCCCGATATAAAAACAAAAGGGCGGCATATCCTGCCGCCCACGCCCGTTACTGCTTGCGTGCCGCTTCACAAAAGGAAGCGATAAATCGCTTGATCTCTGTTGTCGGTGTCGTTCCTTTGATTTCGCAAGCCTTCTTGAATTCCTCTAACACTTCCGGTCGAAGATCGAGCGGGAAGCGGGCGTAATTTTTCCGGATATGCTTTTGCTGTGCCGTGTAGTCCTTGTTCATGCCGCCACCTCGTTTCGTTTTCTATATTATAATATATACGTGCGTATATGTCAATAGATTTTCCAAAATTGCCACAAAACAAAGCGACGACGGGATCATTCCCGCCGTCGTTATTCGTCTATGCCTAAAAGCCAATTTACCGAAACGCCCAGCACTTCCGCGAATGTCTTTAACTCGAAATCAGATACGAAGCGCGTTCCGATCTCAATTCGGCTTATGCTGTCCCGCTCCATGTTTACGCCCTTCAACTGTATTCGGGCGGCTAAATCCTCTTGTCGCAACCTCTTCACAACGCGGGCTTCCCGTAATCGGTCGCCGCAAATGTTCTTTTTCCCGCCATAATCATATATTTTCATGCTTTACGCCCTCTTAATTCTTATCATTTGCAAATTATGTGTGAATATTCTGCTTTATTCTTGATTTTAGCGCATTAAAAGTGTATAATTGTGTTAAAGGTCAGAATGGGCGAACTATTCAAATAAAGTTTACAAACGGAAGGGGGATATACCTTGAAGAAATCTGTTATCGCGCTATGGATCGCCGCCGCGCTGTTCCTTGCGTGTTCGTTTACATTCCTGCCGGACGGGATCGGCGAATTTGTTTGTGGCGTTGCGATCGCCGCCGTGCTTGCCTTCCTCGGATATAGGCAACACAAAAAGCCGAAAGAAGCGCCCGCCGCTTCCTCTCCAGCACCCGCCGACGATAGCCCGTATGAATTCATACGAACAAAGATCGCGGGCGTTACATTCAAAGACGGAAGGAAAAGCCGTCAAACGATCCTGCGCCGCCTGTAT